CAAAACCTCTCCCTAAATTAACAAAGTAACAGCCTAATATTATACATACACATTAGACTTTGTCAAGACCTTTTTTACCGTGGATCTCAAAATAGAGCAGAAATATACAATTTGAAAGTGAATGATATACACTAAGGAACCCACTTTCATCTTTATGACATGTTTCAAAAAATTCACCATCGTCGTCGTATGTATGCCTCATGTGTGATGCGAAATATCTCTGCTGTGCATTCTCCAATTTCTTCCAAGGATCGAATCCATATTTCTCATCTGCACCGTATTCTAAAACTTTTCTAACCTCAGCCAGTGACTCAATTAAGTCTATGCCGTGCTTCTCTATAAGTCCAAGATAAGCATTCGCCCAGAAGTAATTCTTATTGGCAGTTATAGCCTCAAAACACTCAATTGGGATAAGATCCCACCTCGTTTTACCCTCATCAAATTTATACTTATGGTAGTCATCTTCCTTTTCTATTACATCAAAATCAAGCCACTCTTTTTTCCAATAATGATTACTGCAAGAATACTCATAGTCTGTATGAATATCTTCACTTACATGAAGAAATTTACCACAATAATAAAACATTCTATTAAAGAAACACCCGCAATCACAGCAGAAATCACCATCTTCATCAACACCTTTAACACCTAAATCCTTGAGAAGCTTTAAAATCTCTTCTCTACTCTTAACCCTAACTTTCATAACTCCCTCCTAAATTAAAACACTCCTATAATTGTACTCGTATTTTTGGAATTGTCAAGAAATAATTTATTAGAATAATCTTTTGCCTGGCCTTGCGATCTTTCTACCCCTGAAATGCGTATAAAGTGCATACCTAACAGCGTCCATACAATCATCATTTTCTTTTTTAGGTTGCTCTTTTTTGTTTTTGTCGTCCCATTCATACGCATATACTTCCTGCATGAAGTGTGGAGCCGCACCCTTTAAAACAAAAAACTTCTCATCTTTCATATACTGCTGAACCAATTCAATGCCTTCAATTACATCTTTTTTGCCGTTTTTGGCTCTGAATCTTCTTACGTACTCAGGTCTTGCTGTATCTGCATAGAAAACGATACCCCTATACTGTTTCATTATCTCTTTACGTTTAACATCCCACCAGTCGATCTCTTGATGTCTAGCGGCTACTTCGTGGACTAAATACACATTACCATCATGATCTACACCGAACACTACAATCGAGCCATAGTGATCGTAGCCCCAATCAACACCACCAATATAAAACTTAAATTCTGGAACTGTATCCACAATAAGCTTATCTCTAAAACTGGTATAAATTACACCATCGCTTGCAACCCATTTACCATGAATGGTTCTATCTTTCCTGAAACCATCTGGCATAGACTCGCTTAAACTTTCAATGTATTTATCTGGAACAAATCCACTATTACTTTTTGCATTATCCCATATATCGAAATGCCACGATTTAACTCTAATTGTACCGTCGTCAAATAGCGCACCATCCTTATCCACAAACTGTGTTTTAATTGGATGAGTAGGGTAATCAGGGTTGGTATCAAAGAACACTCTAGCACCCTCTCCTGAACATCTATTGAATGCTTCCTCTAAACTATTCTCATGGTGTAATGTTACTTCATTACCAAACAGCCCATAAGCAGTCATTCCACGCATTGCCTTATATGATCCATAATTATCTGCACCAAACACACAAACAGTATTACCAAATAGTTTAAACTCATTGTTTTTGTTGAGATCTACATTTAAGCCAAAAAAAGACTCTAAATCATCCAAACAATTCTTTTTAAGTGAAGCTGAAGTATAGCCAAGCATTAGAAATTTATAGCCCTTATTCTTAAATTTGAGTATATGATTAAGCCATAAAAACAACATGATAAAAGTTTTACCTGACCTAACTGATCCTTCTAATATAGTTATAAATGGCTCATGTTTTTGGTCATATTCCCAGACTTGGACTTGTTTTTTATTGAATTTGCTAGATAGCTGTTTAATACTCAATCTTAACCCATTTCGTGTAGAATTATGTGTAGATGTTCTCTATCAGCTAAAGCATTTAATTCGGGACCGCTGAATTTTATTTGCTCTTTTAATAAATATTCATATAAAGATATGTCAGGTTCATGTCCATTATAAGTGTTGTTGCGATTTAGTTCGAAATAAAATAACACATATGTATTATCCTTGAGAACAAAACTAGCCTGCATATCACACCCAGTAAAATGAAAATGTTTTAAGAATGATATTTGTTGTTTCATGTTACCTCTTAACGCTTATTTTAAGCGTATATTCTCTTTAATAAATATTTGCCCTTCCTCTGGTATCTTATCCTCAAAAATAATACTATCATAAACATGATCATTGCAAAATTCTATATTACCCTTAAACACATGATAATTGCACCCGTAAAACCTAACCCTATCAGCAGCGTGGTTTCTTTTATAATAATCTATATACTCTTTGTAAACTAGATAATTTAACCACACCACTAATATTTTTTTTGTCTTTCTCAAACTTTTTCTTTTAAACATTTTCATCTCCTCTACACGGCACAAAACTATCACAAGTGCCATCCTTATTTGGTTCAAAATTACTCCAAGGCTGCCACATGCTATCTGGCTTGCATTTACGCCAACAACCCAGCTTACACTCAGTATTCGAGCATTTACACAAACTCACAACACACCTATAGTAATAGCTAAGCAAACAATAGATATAACAAAAAGTAACTCATCCATTTGTCACCTCACACTTACATGGTGAATGTTTAATTTCCTCTAGCTCAATAATTGTGCCTAACACACTAATTATAAGAAGGAAAGAAAGTATTATCGACATCATAATTAATCCCACTTTATCATCTTTATTCATTACCGCATCCTCCTAATTTTATCTAGTATCTGATGTAGATACATAATCTCGCTTGGCGCGCTCTCTTGAGAATGACGATTAATAAAACTCTCTAGTGTCCATAGTTCATGCCGGTCAAGTATAATCGCTTTACGCTCTTTCTCTTTCTTGTCAGCTTGTTTATCAAGTAACACGTCAGCTAACTTTTTCACTTCGTGTTTTGGTAGATCTTTGTTTTTGATTTTAACCATTTTACTCTCCTTTCCTAATTAATTTAACATCATATTCATCATCTCCGTGTTGTTCTATTATTTTTAATATTGATCTGCATTCCTCACATGCAAAAAAATCTCCTTTTTCTACATCCATATATATGTCTGAATTTTTATTACATACAGGACAATTAAAATATTCGCTCACAACCTCACAACAAACCTCACAACATATCCTACCTTTAACATAAATTTTGAATTCCTTCACCTCTGTACTCACATCCATAAATAGATATTTACCCTGTTCTGCTTTCATTCTCACTCTCCTTAAAATATAATAATTTTACCTTGATTAACATCTTGCGACCTATATATCTTAACCCCACATATATAGATATACTTTTTTGATTTTGGGCTAAGATTTAATAGTTCCGCCTCATTTTTTAACTGCTCATAATCACCGTTGTTTATTATTGCATTTATTGCGTGATTACAACTAAAAAAAGAGACTATACCGCCCAAGCTGACTTCATATTTTTGCTCTCTCACTCTACTCTCCTACATCATGTAATTAAAACTAAAAATTGCCGTGATTGCGCCCAGGATTATACCCACCTCGACACCGATAAGGAACACATTTAAATCAAAACTTTCTTTGGTTTTCTCTTTACGTACTCTTCTTTTTAAAAACATCTCTCCCTCCTTAATTAGTCATCATCTCCCATCGCCTTCAACAGCTCCTCAGCTTTATTTTCAGGCGTATCTATATTGTGCACCACCTGACGATCTACTAACCCATGATTAGCCTTTAAAAGAAATATCGCCATAGTTGGATTCCACTCAGCTTTTAACCCTTTCTCCATTAGTGAATTCTTCTGTAATGCCTTGATTCTTTTTACTGTTACGGAAAACGCATTATGAATCTTACGCCATTCATTCACAGTATCGATATTTATCTTAAGATGTAAAGCTAATCCTTCAGTAGTTGCTAATTGATCACTTTTCTCAATCTTATCAACATATTCATCAGCTTTTTTCTGTAATTTTTCATTGTATTTTGTAGGTCTTGCCATCATAGCCCCCATTCAGTCTATGCCCAATTAGTAACTTAAACTATTATACACTATTTATTATCATTTGTCAAATAAAAGATGAAAGAAAGCTAATGTCGCCATTTATAACGACATCGAATACTACTTCTACATCTTGGTAGATTAGCTGGAAAAATGGTGCGGTGCCTTGGACTTGAACCAAGAGTGTCTTAAGACGGGAGATTTACAGTCTCCTGAGTTACCAATTACTCTAACACCGCATCAAAAAAATAGGGTGCACAGTGGAGAGATACTGCACACCCTAAAAGGAGAGAAGGAGTTTCATGAAAAAACTATATATAGTATACAGAAGATTCTCCATTTGTCAAGTATTATTTTTATTTAAAGACTGATTTTACTTTGAAATACTTTAGAAAACTTTCCTTTTCTGCAACGCAACAATAACTTTTTTCACCTTTTTAACGTACTCTGGATCGACTGCATACCTATATTTTACCAAACTACTATAAAAGCCATCCACACTGGTCAAGTACCCTTTGCCTCTAAAATGCTCTAGCATGTCAATATTCGCCTCATCAAACGTAGAATACTGCTTCATACACTCAATTGGTTTGCTCTTTGATTGACACTCTTTCCAACTAATCTTTTTGGAGTAGTAGTTTTTATATTGATTATGATAACTACTAGTATACCAGGCTGATTCCAGTACAGTCATTGCAGTTATTATTTTTGCAGCATCAGAATACTCAGTATTTTGGTAAAAATCGTAAATTTTTTTCGCCTTCTCTCTATAGTCACCGTGCAAAAACACCGTAAACAATATTATTATAATTGCCATTAGTTTTCGCATAAATATTACTCGCTAAATCTATCAATTATTAATTCCCAAAAACATTCCCTCTCTGGATTAATTAAACATACCGCATTCTGCAACTCTATGTCACTAAATTTCTCCTCCCTTGATAACCTGCATGGATACTCGCAACTACTACATATATATTCATTCATAATTACCTCCTAAAAAATTATTGGTCTATTATTGTGCTCAAATCGCCTTATATTTTCATCGCCACAATGCTGTTGAGACTTACACTCATCTAAATTATATATACAACCCATCGGTATATCAATTCGCGTTAAAACATAATCATGTCTATCAATTTGATAGCTTCCCCCCCTCCAATCAACTACGGTATTATCAACTTTAATGCCGTTTTCACGCCATAAATTATATTGTTCGACTGCCTCATAATTCGACAATATATAGCAACCACCATCATCACTAATATAGCCTATATCTGAATGATAACCAAGCTCATTTTTGAAACCTATACATAAATTATTTACTATATCAACGCACAATTTTAGTACATACTTATCGCTCTCAAGCCTTTCTATTGTATCACCTAACTCTTCGTACTTCTTTTTCAAATCACTTAAATTGCTCACAATTACCTCCTAAATACTATACCGTTCACACGCATCACCCACGCCATTATTATTGTTGTCTTCCTGCGCCTCGTTAGGCACACTTGGACAGTTATCAACCTGATTTGCAATGCCGTCATTATCTGCATCACGAATAGGGTTATTAATACTGCAACCGATTAAAAACATTACTAAAATTAAACTAATCCTCATCTATAACCCCTATTATCTTTGAACCGTTGATGGGTTCGAGTAATTCAAAATTACTAAGAAAATCTTCAGCCGTCCAAAATACATCATTATCATTTTCAAATGAAACTGTATCTAAAATTACATATTTTTCCTCGCCTACCACCTTTGCTCTTTTCCCCCAAAACGTCTTGAACTCCTCAAAGTTCTTACACGCCCTATATTTAGGCTCAGGTTTTTCAAAGCTGTCTGTTTCTGGGAGATATTTTGTAGCTGGGAAATTACGCTCCTTGAGACTTATATATTTATTTCTAAAAAAAATTTCTGAAAACACATTTAAACTGCTTTTTACGGAAGAGTTTATAAATTCATATCCATAGCGCTCTGCTATCTCAATTAATTCGCTACTTTGTTTACAATAAAACAACTTATCTTCTTTCAGTGCCTTTATGAAATTATCTCTCCCCTCGTACACTATCTCAGTGTATTTTTCTTTGTCGGAGGGGAGGATTAACTGACAACATTCATAACTTATGCCCCCTGCATCTACAACAAATGGATATTCATCACCCGGACAATATTCATGCAACCTATCAACATTTGGCTTATCGCTATAGTCCTTATCCCAAAAAAAACAAGGCACTTCGTCTTCAGCAGCCTTCTTCCAATTCACCACTTCTTTTCCCATTTCATCACCTCCTTATTATTTTCATTAAACTCTTCCATCTCTTCAAGAATATTCCTGAAATTTTCTATTATGTGCTCAGGAATTAAACTGTCAATATTTGTAATGTCTGTTTCTATCACGGAACCTCCACTTTCTACCCTTAATTCAAGAATTTTATCATTTATATTGTTTAGACTAAAATTAACACTCACTTCATCACCTCCTTGTAAAATTCCTTGCTACAATCTCTTACCCTTTTCAACCATCCCCCTAGAAATTTTCTATTGTTATTTATCGTTGATATATCTCTGTAGAAAATCAACCTGCTTGAATAATACTTAATGTATACCATCTCTGGATTGCTCTTTATTGCAGCCAATGTAATCGGCCCAATAATCCCATCCTGTTGCACCTTGGCTATCTTCTGTAACGTACGAATAGCTTTACCTACACCGGCATTGACCGCAAAATCAAACACGTGAAGCGCAAGCAATGGATGTATATTAATTAAATCTTTACCTGCAATTCTTGAATAGTAATTACCAAAATAAAACTGCTCAACTATGCCTTCAAGATCTTCATAGATCTCGCCTTTAGTAGGGTTTCTATCATCCAGGTATTTCCAAATAATACACCCTGGATGGTTGCGTCTGGAAATACCTCTGTAAGTCTCCCATCCATTATCATCTGGATCTTTAACGTACCCGCCCTCATTCTTGAGAGAAATCCTTAAAAATATTAAATAATCCATCATATCATCCCCACTATTTTTTTGACTTTATCGAAAATATTTTCATCGTCAACAGTGTATTTAGTTGGTATTTCACTAATAATTTCCCTTAGTGCTAAAATCTCTTTTTTCAACTTTTCTTTGATTTTAGAGTCACTTTTCTTAGCCTCCAAATTAGCAACCTTAAACGATTGCAATAATCTCAACGATTTTCTGCATTCAAAAAGCTCCTTCTGGAGTTCCAGAATCTCAATTTCCAAGTTTAGGTTTTCATCCCTTAACCCGTCAAGGTCATCAAAAAATTTATCATTCATAACTACACCTCCACATTGCCAAATTCATCAATCCTAAACCTAATCTTCCAAGGGGAAATATTACTCTCTTCTGGAACTGATTGCGATTTATAGTATCCCAATTCCAAAAGGTCATGAAGACAACAGAAACCGTTATCTTCATCAAGCTCAGTCCATGCCCTACAGTTAACCGTACGGCATTTTTTATTATACTTAGGACAATCAAGTTGCCCAGCTTCCAATGTATTCATAGTAACTCCTTTTTTGCACGATAACAAGACTTATGTTACTGTGCATAATCATAGTTTACTTATCAATTAATCTTTGTCAAGAACTTTTTCATAATAATTTTTAGAGTTGTCTCTAAACCCTATTTTACTAGGTGTTCCAAACCATTCTACATCTACACTCTCCAGATTATTTACCCATAAAAAATGGGCTAAATCAGTAATATCCTGCCAGTTAATCCTCATGTGACGTACCAAACACAGCTCTAGTAAAATCGCAACCAATTACAATAGAATCCTCAGTAGTTGCATCGACCATAATTGCATTACTGAAATTAGTATAAACCAATCTACAATTTTTCATGGTTGCAGCTAACATAATTGCACACCTGAAATCTGTATATTCCAGGTTGCAGCAATCTAAATTTGAGTTAATCAACATGGTTCGCGACATATCCAAACCAGATAAATCACAACCCGACAGATCAACGTCATTTAGGTCAATATAGCCATCCTTAAAAAATAACTCCCTGTAGCGATCCCACAACCGTTTATCGCCTCTTTTTAATACTGCTACTAATTTTTCCTTAGTCATCACATCCCTCCTTTAGAATTATTGATAATCATAGTATAACCCTCATAACTGACTTTGTCAAGCTCTTTTATTTGCGCTTTCCAACCAAAAAACGCATAGTAAACAAAACCGTGACTACTGCCGCCCTTATTTTTAACTAAATGCAATTCAATAACTGGGTTGTAAATAGGATTATTTATGTCACCTGTTTGGTATACAGCGTCAGTTTTTCCACCTGCAGAGTGATATTCATTGTGAACTAAAATAATAACTGTTGCGTCATATTGCAAACAGTTAGAGTTCTTAATATCATCTACGGCAGGTCTCCCATATGTACCTGTTTTTTTAAACTCAGTTGTCATAACAATTGGAATATTTATCTTAGTTGATAACTCCTTCAATCCATTGCTCATATGCATTACAGATTTGACCTCATCAGTAAACTTATTGTTTCTAATTTTATGGAAATTATCTATAAATACAACCAGATTTTCGTCATCTTCAAGATCTCCATTAGAGGACATAATTTCCTCAACTATATCATCATAATCTACCATGTCAGCAGCATCTATAATTTGTAAATTATCTGATTTACCAACTAGTTTTTCGACGCCTTCCAACATTTTTTTATAATAATTATCATATTTCTCCGGCTTATTTGCCTTAACTCTTCTAGGAAAATTGACATCATTAATGCTTTGACTAGATTCGTTGGATAATAAACGATTGATAATCATACTTGCACTATCATCAATGGAAAAATATACAATCTTAGTTTTTGGATTATGGGACAATATACCAAGCATTAAATTAATAAAAGTCATGGTTTTGCCATGATGAGACCTACCACCAAGAGCTATCACACCAGGTTGTAAACCATCTAATCTGATATCTAGTTCGGGAAACCCTGTTTTTAATCCGATTAACTCACCCGTTCTATTCGCCGCTACGGTCAAAAACTCTTCAACCCTAGTCTTAGTACTCGGAAATCGTTTTTCGTTCATCACGGCTGCGAGAGTATCTAATTTAGTATCTTTAGTCACAATCAAACCTCCCGCTTTCAAACTGTTTCTTCTGAATAGCAAATTTTTGTTCTTGTTCTACTTTTTTCACATATTGTAAAACTTTTGCCAGATTGGGTGTACGCTCTTCCTGTTCCATACACAATTCTATTGCAGTAACAATAGTTTTGTTGGTATATATACCAAGCTTGCTGTCCCATAACTTCAGCACCATATCTTTACCAGCTTCATTCTCCATGTAACTAGCTGGAAATGGCATATAACCAAACGCTATATGGATCATGGAAAATATTTTTCTATAAAACTCTCTAGGTTTTTTCATACTCCCTCCTAAAAATCAAGCAATGTTTTCTGACCACCACTTTTAGTTTCCTCTTTTTTAAACCATGTTAATGCAGCCGCATAATGGCTCTTATACTTTCTCCCTTTTTGCTCAATATAGATATCGATACGCTCAATCATGGATATGGTTTTTTCTGTTCCAAATCTGTCAACTAATTTCTGATATTCTGAGTCAGTCATTTTCACGTGGTTGAATTCACCATAACTTTTTTTGGATTCTTTTGTAATAACGTAGTTATTATTTTCTTTATTATTATTCTTATTATTCTTAGTATGTGTTGATGGCGTGTTAGATGGCGTGTTAGATGGCGTGTTAGTCAACTGGTATTTATCCCAATTAGTTACTGAAATCACTGTATATTTTTTACTTCCTACCTGTGTTAGTTCGCGTGTTAGTTCGCGTGTTGATTCTAATTTGCTTAAAGCTGTACGAATACGCTGTATTGTTAAGCCTGTTTTTTTGGATAAACTTGAATAACTGGTGATAAATGATCCTTTTTTAACTGTGATTCCTTTCCATATTTTCTCTTCATAATTAGCTCTTAATATTATGTGTATAAATAATAAAGATACAACAGGGTCTTCTATCCACTCCCATTCTAACATTGATCTGTGTAGTTTGATGAAGCCTGTGTTGAGTGACATGTTGCCCTCCCTCTTAAAGTTAACAAAGACGTTAACTCTACTCTGGCCAGAGAGAGAGCAACATCCCTATTATTATACCATAAAGTTATTAATTGTCAAATGTTTTTTTAAGCATCTCATTATGCTTATTTTCCAGAAACTCTTTTGCCTCTTCAGGTGTCATAATTTCATCCCTAGCAAGAGGTTTTACAGTGGCCTCTGTAATGTTATTAAGAAATATAAAAACCTCCTGTTCACCGTCCTTATTGTTTATAACAATATGACCGGTTATATACCTTGACATAATGTTGCTCCTACTACCGGAAACCTCTTTTCTTAAAAAGATTTGGTCTCCAATTTCTAGCCCTTTCTCAATTTCATACGTTTTCTTCATGATAAACTCCTTAAAATTAAAAATACTAAAACACCTGTTATAATAGCTGTTCCTATTATAACCTCTAAATATTTCATAATACCCTCCTGCAATTCTTTATAGGGTAGCCCCTACCATAGCTGTCATAATCCCATATTGTTTGTCCATCGTTCGAAATTTGACCATTAAATACATGGTCTTTAAATATTCCCTTAATTACTCTGAATTTCATGGCGCCCTCCAAAATAAATAACCTACTCTTACAATTGTACTCATTGAATTAATTCTGTCAAATGTTTTTTTTATTTTTATTTTCACTTGACAAATATTAATTTATCAGTACAATTATATTATCATTATTAATGGAGAGTAATATGAAAATTAAGGATCTAACTTTTACACCAGCAAAATTTGGAAATTACGATAATGTCATTTATGGGTGTAATATTAATAATCTTAGAATTACTGTATTAGATAGGATGACATTTGCTGGCTATAGAGAAACAGAGACTGGATTTCGTGATATTAATGGCGGTTTTTGGCTTGTATCAGGTGGTTTTGATATAAGATGTTACCCAGAATTAGAATTATGGGAAGCTATAGAATTAATAAAAAGGAATAGTACGTTATGATAACAGTTTCCTTTGGGGAATCAATAAAAAAACCTGACCAAATATTCAAATATGGATCACTGGAATCATTACTCCAATGGCAAGCATATAGCGAAAAACAGGAACAGAAAATTGAAGACTTGCAAAAAGAAACTGATCCAGATAAACGCAAACTAATCAAAAATCAATTACCATACATTGTTGGCTCTGTATTTAGCCCAGAAAAACGAAAAGCTAAAAACCTGAAAAATAGCAACTTAATGATTTTTGATGTAGATAAAATTGATAATGTTGAGGAGTTGTTCAATACGCTAAAACGTGAACCATTTATATGTTTTATTTTCAGATCACCTTCTGGAAATGGCATTAAATTTGGTATAAAATTAAAACAAAATATTACTGATCCTGATCTGTTCAGCAAGGTATATAAATATGCATCAAAAAAGTTGTCCAATTTTTATGGTATAGAACTGGATAAAACAAGTGACTGTAGCCGTGCGTGTTACCTGGGGAACGATCCCAACTATTATTATAATCCAGTTAGTGTTGGATTTCCAATCAAATATGATATTGAAAAACCTGTTCAACAATTTACTGCAGAATTTGAAAACGATCCTGACATAGAATTACAAATAATTAGAGAAATTTGTCAAACAATGAACGTTGGTAATTACCAGGACTGGGTCACGTGTGCGGCTGCACTTGCTACGCTAGGCGGTATAGGTGAGGATCTGTTTATAACATTAAGTACTGGTAAGGGCTATAAGGATTCTGTTTCGTCACTAAGGCGTAAATTCAAGAGTTTTAGCTCAAGTGGTGGTGTGCAAATAGGATCATTTTTTCATATTGCAAAAGAGAACGGTGTGGATGTAAAGGAGATAAAAAGGAGGTTTTATGAAAAGCATTAAATTGACACTTCCTACCTATATAATAATGGGTGTTATAAAGATTAGGAAATATCAACTTAATTTCAACAACTATCATACCTGGCACTTCCAAGTAAGGAACAAACTGAAAAAGATGTTTGAAGCCTCAATTTTATCACAGATAAAACAAATACCACCTATAAATAAAATAATATCAATTAAATATAAAATTTACCACAAGACTAATAGGAAATTTGATGTTAACAATAAGCTTGTACTTATAGACAAGTACTTACAAGATGTACTAGTTAATAATGATATAATAGAGGATGATAATTATAACTTTATTCAGCATACAGAGTTCCAATATGGTGGTAAAAAAGAAGAAGATTACGCCACTGCTGAAATTTTTTACACATAAATCTAGCAATAAAATCAATCACTTATAATTATTTTGCATTTTTCTTTATAAAACACTTTACAAGTCGTAATTTATAAGTACAATATGATTATGGGGTTGAGGGAATCCCACTGATCATTAACCAAGTGAAAGGAGAGAGTCATGATTAAGATAAGCAAAGAAAAGTACAAAAGATTTTTCGGTTTCTGCAAGGATATTGAAGAAGTTCTCGATGGTACTATTGAATTAGTACCACACAGAGATGGTAAATGGGTAGTGTTAGCCCACGTAGTCAGAAAGGACGGTAGTGTCTGCCAGAAACGTCTAGCCGTAAGTATTAATCACGCATCAGGCGCCTTAAGGCAGGTATCTGAATATTGTGGAGAGGTGACATTATGAGTGTAAGTAATATAATTAAAGGCGTTATGATCGGTTCACTTATTTTAGCAATGATAATCATATAAGGAGATAATTATGAATAGTAAATATGTAAAAATCTGTGAAGAAATAAACGAACTCACAAGGCAGAGAAATAAAGAGGTGATGAGGATTGAAATACTTTTCAACGCCTTCACTTTTTTTGTTGGTGTAATTCTTGGCATAGTGGTGACGCTATGATTACATTTGAATGTAAAAGTTGCGGGGGTAGATGTATCTTGTTCACAAAAGATACTGACGAATTTCCTGCGGTATTGGATAAGGGCGTGTGTCCAATGAATGGCGATGAGTGCGAATGGAAGAGAATTGGAGGTAATAATGGAATATGACGTAAAAGTAATTAATGAAGATGGAGAGGGAGAATTTGAATCACAATGTAAGCAAATGCTTGATGAAGGGTATAAAATGAGAGCATGTAATTGTGGGTTTGGGCAGTCAGAAGAATATGTTTTTTGTGCAAGATATATAGCAGTATTTATTAAAGAGCTGGGAGGAGGTAATAATGAGTGATTTAAATATTTTCCAGAAAATGATCCAAATAAAATCTAAAATTGAAACAAAAAAAGACGGTCAAGGTTACGGCTATAAATATCATCAACTTGAAGATATACTCAATGAGTATAAACCATCTGCACTTAAATTTAATGTTTTGGATGCTTTTGATTTAAGATATAATGATGATACCAAACATTACGAATGTACAATTACATTTATTAATGCAGATAAACCAGATGATAGATATCAAGTATCAATGGACCTGCCACTTGCAAAAGTAAAAGGAGCCTCAGACGCTCAATGTGTTGGATCTACTAGGACTTATGCATATAGATATATGTTAATGACTGCATTAGGTGTGGCTGAAAATGATGATCCAGACGCACAGAAACCAGAAGTAGCACAAGAAAAACCAAAGAAAAAACCACAAAGCAAAAAAGATAAAGAAAGAGCTGAAAAAGTTATGGCTAATTCTAAAGAGAGTGCACAATTAAGGAAAGAAATTGCTGAATTGAATAAAACTGCCACACCTGAACAAATTCAGAAAATGAAGGAAATTGCAAACGGTGTTGATAGGGACCATTTGAAAGTCGAACAGTGGAGAGAAATTAGGGCGTTGTTTACACTTGCTGAAGAAATACGTGAAGATATTAAATTAGAACCAAATCCCGGAATAACTGCTGATACAAATCCCAATAATTAATGGAGAAAAAAAATGGATTACAAAAAAATGACAATAGATAGTTTGTGTCAAGATATATTTGAAAAATCTCTATGTAGGATCAATAAAGCTGATATATGTAGTAGAATTGAATATCTCATTCAATGTGCTGTGGAGAAAAATATCAAAGATATAGAATGTTATATAAAGGATAATTATCCAGAAATATACAATTTTTTAGCTGAAGAGATGGAAAATAAATGATGATGAAGAAGCTGAGGGGTAATAATGTCTAATTTATATGAAATATCTACTCATGTTAGAGATTTAAATATTCTTGCGGGCCGTAAGTTGACGGAAGAACAGCAAGAGCAGTTTGAATTAATAAAGACGACTCTAATGGGTCAATTGAGCGAGAAAGCCACTGATATTATTCACGTTATAAATAAAAATGAAAGAGATATTGATTATTTAAAGGAGGAAATTAAAAGGCTAAAGAGTTTGCAAATTTCTTTAGAAGACAAAAACCAGGGTTTAAAAGATTTTCTAGTGGTAGGATTGGAGTTTTCAGGTCTTAATACAATTGAAACCCCTGAAATGAGAATAGAGCTTGGTAAGCTACCAGATTTACTAACGATAACTGATGTCGATGATGTCAAGGAGGAATTTATGAAAGAACCGCCAAAACAGGAAAACAAACCAGATAAAAAGGCGCTCCTTGATGAGTATAAAAAAACTGGCGTTATTCCTGCAGGGTGTAAAATTGAGACCGATAGGAAGAAAATTAACGTTAAGTGAGGGAATTTATCATGGGTGTATTTGTAGAAATTTTACAGAATCAAAACAATATTTTGGCTGCAATTTTAGGATTGTTTTTTGTTAACACAGCTCTCAACATCGTAAAAACTGGGGCTAAATCAGTTCTATTTTTAATCGATAGAAGAGTAAAAAAGGAGAAGAAAATAAAATGACACAAGAAAAAAACATTATTAAGGGAAAAATTCACAAACTTCCGACTGAGGTATTAAAAAAGGATGGTACACCAATTACCAACAAATATGAATTTAGAATTATTAAAAATGAGAATATGGATTATCCCAGTGTTATACCATTTTCACTAGTTGGTAGAGGGTATGAAAATTTTCCAGATGTTAAAATTGGGGACGCTGTAGAAATTGATTTTTCGCTTAGTGGTAGAGAGTGGCAAGATCGTTGTTTCGGTGAAATAATTGCTTGGAAAGTGTCTGTAGATGAACTCCAAAAAGCCGTTGACAAAGATAAGGAAATTAGCTCAGACGATATAGATAATTTACCTTTTTAATTTCTTAATTAAGTCTTTTAATTCGCATAAATGAAGGGGTAAACCTCTACTCTTAAACGAAGATCCACCAAAATTGCTAACAGCTTTTACGTATATTTTAGCCCATCCATAGTACCACCATCTAAGCCATTTTGATTCTTTTTTAACTGCTAAACACATATTGTCATAAAATAGTTTATCCGCCCATTTTTTATGTTCCTTAGTACCACCTAGATGATACGCACAATCGTGTTTTTTACATGCTGTTTTGAATACCATTTCTGGAATAATAGCCGCTAATATTTTGCAATTATCAGGACCACAACCAGACCGCCCTAGGAAGTCTTTTTCTTTATTTGTAAGCCCTGCCCATATGTGTTTAAAATAAATTTTGTATGTTTTGTAATCCATTTTTAATACTCCCGTAACATTCAATTCTATTTTTTATCTTGCCTCATTGTGTAGATTTTTTTTTTAATATCATACCTGTAAATGTGCTTGTTTATTTCTTTTACGCTATCTTCAATTCTGAATAAACTAGCTTTAGTTTCTCTTTGAAACTCTTGCTGTATCATATCAATTTTTTTAAGCTTTTCGCTTGTTTGTGTCTTATACTCTTCAAGTTTTTCCTTTAAATGCTCGACTTCTTTTTGCTGTAAAATCCATGCTGTGGTTGCTGAAGCGGTTACACCAACTATAAAGAATATGACACCAAGAAATACTTTTGCACGATTAATGAATTTTACAAGATCTATTTCATTTTTTGACATAACCGACTCCTAATTATATTATATCTCTAATAACTGTATAGCCTGTACCCGCGTACGCTGTCCATAAATTACCAATAAGATTTGTTCCAGAGGCATCACGCAATGCAACCCATGTTGCGCCCGGTGTGGTTGCCCCTGAAGTGGCGAAAAAATAGATCCTACTACCCACAACATTTACTACTTTTATCGTAGAAACTAAACCTGGAACCGAACTATAAACAGTTAAAGTTTTCCCAGGCTGTATATCATTCATTGCTGCGGTTGTAGTTCCTAGGGGTACGTCATAATCTAACAATGTTATGTGATTATATTTACCTATAAATTCACCACCTGTTTTTCCTGCCCCAATATCGGCTATTAATGCAATATCACTAGGCGCTTCGTAGTTAATTCGCCCCCCCTGTGAGCCTATAAAAACACTGCCTGAATTTGTTATTGTGGTTGTTCCTACTACATTAATGTTTGTAAAAACTGCCTCTGCCGTATATCCTGTTGCAGCCGCTGCTGTAAAAGTACAGCCGCTCAGATAACAACTACCTACATTTTTTGCTTGCAATGCTGAGCTCGATGGTGCTGCACTTGTATTTGTAAGTGTGCAACCTGTTAGAGATACCGCATTAATTGAATGTATTTTATTTGAATAACTTGCTGCAGGATCGCTATTGAATTCTACACCTGTAGCCGTAAATTTATCACAATTTTCAACATCAAGGGCTAGGCCGCCTATTCCAGAGCTAGTTAAAACAGGTGAGCCAGTACCGGTTATAATTATTTCTCCATTGTAGAACCCATCAAAAGTAAACGCGCTTGCTAATGCATATGAGCCTGTTGCAATAGTTATAGTTAATGTATAATTATTCATATTTTTTGGAAGAGTTGCTACCTCTGCTATAGCTGCTGCAAGTGTAGCGTCATCAGTTACGGCAATAGTATGATTCCCTTCAAAATGATCCAATGCATCTACATAATCAATCCACTGACTGACTCGATTCCAAAACCAGTTAAACGCTTCGCTTGGCGCTGCGTCTCCCGACAACCATCCATAAGTTGCCTTTGATCCTGGATCGGTTATGTTGGTTGAATTGTCTGGGACCCATGCTGGTTTTTGTGTTGGTTTTGCCATTTTAATTCTCCTGTTATGTGTTTAATTTATTACTAAAAATTCCATTATCAAAACTATCCAAACTAGATGTAGAATCGAATTTAAAAAACCCGTCACCCTCTACGGTAATTGGTAGAATCCAAACTACTCTCACACCTGCCTGTGCTGCCTGATCCATTAATTCAAAAATAAAATCTTGAATTTGTTGTGTGGATTGTGTTGCTGAAGTCAATAGTTCAATTTGTGCAGGGTATTGCTCATTAACCTTAATTGTTGCCCCTGGATTAAATATATTCCATAAAGATAAGATATCGTTTAATGTACCTCTACTATTATTTATACCTACTTGGCCCTTTAAAAATATTCGGTATGTATCGTCATCAAATCCAGATCTATCCTGACCGATTATAGCCCCTATACGATCTAAATTAACGCCCTCTTGCGTGTCTATATCCCATGCTGAATATAAATCGTAAGTATCATCCTCTGTTTGCTGTAATGGTCCTACTAAAGCAGCACAAATTTGCTCCACGTTTGAACCTTGTCTGTATTGCCTAATTAATCTACCTTGTGCGGTTGCGACGTGTGTATCAATGTAGCTTACTTTAAAATCACCTGCAAGAGAGGTTACTGAAAGAGCAATAGCAATTGTTGGATTGTATGATAAAGTTGCGCTACCCTCTACGGTCCCAATTTCGCTTGTACAAGACCTAAATTGTATATCCTCACTAGCACTCGCTAAAATGTCAAAAGTCGGTATATTGCTAACCCATGTCGTATCACTCGATTTTTTACATTCAAAACCTGTTGGTGCAACTATACCAGAAACAGTGCGTGTGGAAGTGTCTATATTTTCAACCTCTATAGTATAAATTGCGGAACAAGCCCCTTTTGATACACTACCAAAATTCTCACTTGGTTTAACATCACAATAAATATCCTCTGTGTTAGTACCTGCAAAAGAAACTTGTGAGGGGATTGAAAGAGTTGCTGAATTTTCATATTTAAATTTATAGGTTTCTGATCCAGCCGGACCCGGTACACCATCAATAGTATTATAGAATTCGGTCCCTGACCAAGCAAGATTAAATAATAGCCCACTTGTACTAGCTTTAGTTGCTAGAGTTTGTCTATTGTCCCAAACTTTAACATCTGATACATGAATATTGTTGTAATATGCGCTAGATTGTAATGCACCTATCTGGAGTCCTAATGTTGTATCAATTTGTAGCGCACCAGATAAGCCATTGTAATCCCTCCCCTCTAAATCTGTTTCAAGTCGAGTAAAGGGTGTTTCAACAGTAGTTAGTATAGCCTCATGCCATCCACCATCATTATATGTATTTGTTGTTGCGACTGAATAACTAGTATAAAGTGATCTATAATTCCAATATAATTTTCCATCTGTTTTTAATGTAACACCTATTACAGGATTTCCACCTCTTGAATCTGGTATCTCCACAAGTGGCGTGTCATTTAAGGGTAACGAAATAATTTTAAATCGAATATATATAGTCCCACTCGGAAAACTTGTTGGAAAACTATTTCTTTCTAAAACTGAACTAGAGCCATTAAAAATCGCGTGGTCTGTGTCCCATGTTGTATCTGTATTTGTCATTGTTCCGGCTGCGGCTGCATCTAAACTGAAACTATCATTTCCAGTATTCCAATTAGCCCCATCATCGTCACTCCATTTTACACCACTAACGGCATTTGTAAGCGTTACATTTTCCGTACTCGCTCCATCATTCACCACAATTACATTTTGCTGTAATCCATTTTTTAAATCTATACTACTAGTATTAACACTTATACTCATTATTTACCCCTAAGAAGATGTTACATCTATGTTACCAATTGCCCAAGTTGAGACTTCAACCGCACCACCTGAACCGTCATCAATAACGATATTTGAAGTTCCGGTAGGTGGATCAACAATGTCAACTTTTAAAACAATTGTATCAATTCCAGGAACATCAGTTACAATATTTGCCTGTAGACCTGCATAATTAACATCCACACCTACACCCAAAGCATTACCATATTCTAAAACAGCATCTTTGATTTGATCATCACCGTCTATTGGATAAGCTGCTGTTGTTGTAACTGTTACATCTGTATGAATTACAACCTCATCAACCCTGCTAAATTTAACTACTGCTGTATCTCCGTTTGAATCTACTGCAGTCTCACTAACTACACCATATGTTTGAATACCCGCGCCTTTTGAGTCCAATATCGCTTGTGCAATTGTGGAATCTAAACTAGTAGCTCCAGAGGATTGATAGACATAAGTCTCAAACGAATGTGCAGGTCTACTTGATACAGTTAAACCAGTATCATTTTCTGCAACTGTTACATGCTCTACGATTGTTGTAGCACCATCAACATTAGTTGCAAGTATACTTTCTTTTATCCCTTGCGCTGTCCCAGAATCGGTAGAACTTTTTCTTGATGCTAATCGAATTCTGTACGCTGCGTCTGTCTCTATTGCGCGGCCTAAAACACCTGCACTTGCATTTGTTACGGCTGTCATTCCTGCAACCGGTGTATCTATTATTGTTAGAGTACTCGCATTAATTACTTTAGCGCCCGTTTCCGTTGCTGTGCATTCTGCTGCAATACTACCACCCCCGGGAATTGTTACTTCTGCATCTGTTTCTACTATAATATCAGGTTCACCATCTACGCTAAATAGTGTACCAACAGGTATTACTGTTGCTGCTGTACCTGTAATGGTTGATGTAACTGTGCTTGGTGCTGCTTGCAATCGTCTTACACCAAGTAAATTTCCAATTATATCGAGGCTGTCTCCCTGTGCGGTATCAATGTTAAAACCAGAATAAATATTTTGAGATAACTCATTCAAGCTTGCTGCAACTTCCGCAAAAACTCCCACAAGTTGTTGTTCTGGCTCTGTTAGTTCGGTTATATTTAATGTTGGAAATATTGCCAATAAACTGGCATTCATATCATCAATAATTTCTGATAAACTTTGCGTGGTAAATCCACTACTATTCAATCCCATTTATACCACCTCTTGTTCTAATGTTATCACGCCTGCTGTCGTCATAATCGTACCAGAAACATATAAAACCCTATTTACTGTGTCTTGCACCAAGTCAAACGTTTGTAAGCTAACCACGCCCTTTGTGGTTAATATAGCACGTTTAAATTCAGATTTTACAGTATTTGCATCCGGTCCTTTTATTAAAATTCTTTCTTTATATTTTATCCCTTTTGACCGTGCAAGAAACCATTCACCATACCATAGTTTTAGCTTATGTAGTATTAATAGTCTTATTTCTTCGGAGTCAGTTTTGAAAGTAAAATGACCATTTGTCACTATAAAATTATTGTTGTCATTTAAGTTGAATACACTCATATCATACCTTTTTCATTGTGTCTAAATTTGTCTTATCACCATCTATCGCTGCTATGTCAGATGTAAATAATGTTTTTGTAGCAGGATCAAACACTCCAGTCGAACCCGATACGGCTATTATACCATTTTTTACATTAGTCATAAAAGCTGATAAATTACCTAGTGCGCTCGATAAAACAGTAACCATTTCCTGACTATCACCGCTGATCTCTATTTGCCCAGCTGGATATAATGTAATTGACATTTTATCATTTTTTACGACCGTATTACTTAAATCTGCACCTGCTATATTTTTAAATGGTTGTAGATCTGGTGTGAAACTAGCATCTGTCAAATCATGAATTCTGAAACTTTCAGGTTCAACAGCTTTGCCATCTCCATATAGCCATCTAGCCATATCACGGTCAAAAAACGTAAGTGTCCCAGTATCGCCCGCTTTAATTGGAATAGTAATGAAAGATGAACCCCCGTTTGAAACAGGAAAACAAACGGGGATATCAACAATTTCGGGCAAAGAAATTGCTTCCATTTCTGGAGCTGGTACGGTCTTAAAAAGTGGTTGAACTCTTGCCCTAGTTCCATCAAAACTTACCACTTTTCCAGGCATTGTACACCTTGTTGATAATAGTGCTTGCCTTATTTCCGCTCTTATTAAATCTGTTAAAGTTCTACTTTCTATTTCTGTTAAAGTTTGTTGTTTGATCGTCATATACAAACCCCTTTAGTATACCAATTATCACCATGTGAATCGCCTATAGAATTTGATTTTATTATTTTAAAAACATTATTAAAATCGCGACTTTGTATTTTTACAAATTGACCAGGATTAAATTTCCCAGGTTGAATTAATGCAGTAAATTCAAGACCATCTTTTGTCTTTACAGGTGATCCGATCAAACCCGTTTCTGGAGTCAATAAAGTTGGTGTTGTGGTTGCTGTTTCCTGACCAATTTCAATTATTTTAAGCACGTCATCTTGTATGGTAAATGTTTTGTCGTATGGCTTTAAAAGTGTCTCTAAGGTAGAAGAGATTAACCCAGAAACAGAAAGCCCGCTATCAGCTTTTTTACCTTCTGCAGTAATCTCTTGTATCTTTTTCTTTATATCACCTGCTATTTGAACACCTGCTCTTTTAACCTCTTTTATAACATCTTCAATTATATTTGCAGTTGTTACGCCCGCTGAATATGACTTACTTATATTTGTTTTTGTTAATACATCATGACCATCACCACACTCTAAAACTGTAATAATATCAGTATCTTCATAGCGCCTTGAATAACTTACAACTTTTCCAGAAAAAATAATATCTGGTTCAACTTCATCATATCCGCACCTCAATATTGCTCTTCCTTCATCCTCATCCCAGTAATAAAATAAGTCACTATCTTGATTCAAATTGTAAATCTCAATTGTGGCTTTATCTGGTGTTTTACCAAGTGTTTTTTCTATTTTAAATGTAACCCTTAAATTTTCGTAGGTTATTTTGTCAGATTCGCTTTGGACCTCAACACTGTATTTTCTACCGAATAGATATGACATTAATTCTCCTCGAACATAACAAAAACGTCTTCACCTAGACTTGTCAAAGTAGCGTCTGTGTTTTCACTTAGAAAATTAATTGTAAACAGAATACCATCTGGTAAATCTGATAAGTCTTTGTTATTAAAGATATTATACCCTAATAGCAAAGCCCTTGAACCAAGTAATAATGTTTCAAATTCATCATATATTTCTATATACCAAGTTTCTGCTCTGGTATTATAATCTATTCTTATATTTAATACTATTTCATCTACCGTTGTTGTAAATTCATAGTGTGTATTATTTGCGTTTATTGGTAATTTTATCATTTATCTACCTATATTTACTAAATTATAGTAATCAGAACTTTCAACTTTATTTACTTCCTGTGGTGTAGCTGCTGTTGTTTTTTGCTTACCTAAATCTTTCTTTTTGCTTGCTGTGGATTTATCAGCGGTATTAGTATCGTCTACGGTGCCCTCTTTAGCTGTTGCAAAACGAACCTCCTCAAATTCCACATCAAAAAACAAACCGCCACCTTCATCTAGTGATTTTCTATAATTAAAGTTTTTCATTATATATGTGCTGTAATATTCAACGCTTGTTTGAATATAGCAAATTATACTATTTTCATAAATATTAGTTAAAAAATCGAATGCATTTTGACTAGGTTTTTCATTGATAGAGTTTAATATTTTATTGCTTCCAATCAACCCAGGTGAATCAGTAATAACACAAGAAAGGTTTATCATTTTAGGTGCCTTTCTTACATTGTCGGTAATATCAAGGCCTTCCTCAACCTCATGTTTGGTTATATCTGTACTGTAAACATGATTCTCAGATATTATTGCATCAATTTCAAGTGTTTCAAAATCATCTGTTTCAATGATTACTCTTTTTGGTTTAGTTAATGGATCGAATATACTTTTTAATACCATTATTTTTGCCCCTGTCCAGTGTTTTTGTTCGCACTCCTAACGCCTTTTACGAAGTCACTAGCTATCTTACCTCCGTCCGCATCTCCTGAAGCATAAATTTTTACATCATAATTGTCACCCTTCCCAGGTGCTACATAACTAGCCTGTGCCGGTGACACATATCCCGCTGGTGCTGTAGCTCCAAAACCGGGTTTATATTGTGAAGTTCTTTCACCAGCAAAGAAATCTATTACATTTTCCCACGCTTTATCAAATACGCCCTTTTGTGGCTTTATTCCTAAGCCTAGACTCATTGTATCCTTACTTTTATCTTCACCAAAAAATATATTCTTATAGTCAAGATAAGCTTTTTTTACATTCTCAATTGCTTTCCACATATCTTCCCAAACACCAAGTTGTAATAAGAGTGATTTTAAGCCGCTATTAGCTTCTGGGCTTGTAAATGCAGTCCATATATCTTGCACTATTAAATATACCGCTGCTGCTAAAGCGCCTATCGCTATTAATGGACCTAAAGTTTTTGCCCAGGCTATCAAGCTAATATTACCTAATAAGGCAATACTGCCACCCAACATTGCAACCGCTTTACCTACTGCAGCTAAACCGGCTAATACAGCAATAAAAGCAAAAGCCTTTCTAAATTTAAATAGAAATGAACCAATAGTTTTTAATGATTGTATCATAGAGCGTAAAGCGCCAGCAATACGTTTAGCTATAACAGCTTGATTTTCCTTAAGAAATTTAAATAATGATTCTACTAAAGGTTTTAAATCTTTATTTATCTCAACCCCAACATCTTCTTTAATTAATGACCAAAAAACGCCAACATTGCTCTTTAAACCATCCATTGTTTGAGCTAAATCACCCATTAAATTATTAAATTTGCCACCTTTACCGGTCATTTTATCCAGAGCTTCAGCAACATTTTCAAAAGTAATACCTAAATCTTTTGGGCTTTGCTGTATAGCTGCTTTTGTGTGTCCTGTTATTTTAGATAACATTTCAACCATAGGTACACCGGCTTCAGTAAATTGTCTCATATCTTGAGCATCAAGTAAACCTTTAGCTCTAATTTGACCAAAAACGGTAATCAATCGCGTCATTGGAACATTTAAACCTGCCGCAATATCTCCCAGTTGCCTGGCCTCAGTTAATACAGTATCCATACTGGAACCCATGGCTAATAGCTGTTTTGTACCCTTAACAACCTCTTTATAATTAAATGGTGTTTCTAGCGCAAAACCTCTCATGTCTTTTATTAATTTGTCGGCTTTTTCAGCACTTCCCAACATAGTTTCAAAAGATACTCTAGTTTTTTCGGCTTCTCCGCCAGCTTTTGAAAAATAATTAGTTATACCTACAAATGCAGCCCCAGTTGCAGCTATAGCCACACCTAAACGCATAGCTGTCTGCGTGGTCATACCAAGTTTTTTGTCTAATTTATTTAATTGGCTTGAGTCGGCTTTCACACCAACTTTCACCAATAAATCTCTTATCGTCTTAGCCATTATTTTTTTCCCTTAACAAATGGTTATAATCTGCTTCATAATCCATACACTCATGTAGTTCACAAAGAGCCTCCCAGGGCATTGTATTTGCCTCTGTGTATGTACATTTACCTGCCATTATCGGCCCCCAAAAAAACCAGTCAATACCATCATCATTTAATCTATTTACAATTGTGTCAGTTGATGGGTACTTTCTTCTTCTATATTCTTTTTTTGCTTTCCCTCATACACATTTATTCCGTTTGAAAAAATTTGTGCTTCCAGGGTCTCATCTTCATCAAAACAATTATTAAAACTATTTAATTTATCAAGTGCATTCCCTTGACCTTTTATAGTTACATGTTTAAAAATTATATCTCTGACATCTTCATAATATTTATGTGTCATTGCCTTAAGGATTCCAACGGCTGTGCTTTCCTCCATAGACTCTCTATATTGCTTCTTTTCTTCTTCTGATAATTCTTTTAATTGTTTTTCTGATAGTATATCATTTTGAACATTTATCATATTATCAATAAGAGCAACGCTCCAAAGCCTTCTGACCGTGGAGCGTTCCCTATTATTTATACCTGTAAAACTGACCTCATAGTCGTTAATTGTTTTCACTACTGGGAATTTACTCATAATCTTTGCCCTCAATTATTTGTTATTAACTATTGCCACCATCTATAAAAATCTGTGATTTACCTATAAAAGTCCAGACTCTGTCGGATACCGCATCTTTTGCAAAAGTCATGGTAGGTCTTTTTTTAAATCTCGCTTCTGCAACCGAACAAGTACTATTTCCATTTAGATCTAAGATACCGATTGGCATAGATACATTTGTTGCGTGAAGTGTGCTAAGTGTCAAATTATCAACACTTGTTTGGTCTAAAGTTAATGTAATTAAAACATGGTCCGCGGCTGGATGTTCGGTTGTAATAAACCCACCGTCAGCGTCAAACGCTTCAATATTTGTATCGTTAAGTGGTTCTACACTTATTTCATTTTTACCCTCTAGGATGTAACCTGCAATAGTTATTATTACATCTTTAGGTGCATAGTGTCTACTCATAATTACCTCCTATACTGCTAGCTTTAAGCTAATTGAAATTTTTGAAACTGCTCCCGACAGTGAACCATTAGCCGCCACACCATCCAACCATCTCGCAGCTTTTTTAGCTGAGTCATAGCTATCTAAATCCGGCATAACTACAGTGATGGTCCCCGGAGTGATTATTTTGGCTTGAACTCCGTAAATATCTAAAATTGATTCTATTTTTGTCTTAATAGAAAAGGAACCTCTTGCGTCAAATGGTATTTTTGTACTTGATTTAATTAATTGATAGACTCCCTCGGTTGACCTTGCACTTAAAAAGTCACTAGCCACCACATTGGCGATGTATCCACCTGAAGCGGTAAGACCTCCCTGATTACCTGATTTACCAGCAAAAGTACCAGGAACAACAACATCATCTCCATCATTTAGAAAAAGATTTATATTTCCCGCTATCAAATTAGTAATATTAGTTTCAGTTAAAGTATCACCGGTAATTCCAACCAAAGGATAATAACAAGTATTTATCCCATATAAATTATCAGGAAGAGTAGCCCCAACCCACGCACAATTAGCATAAGTTCCTGCCAATTCATTGTAACATAGAATTTGATTCTCATAACCTAAAGTTCTTAATTCTTCTTCAACATTATCTGCTGCTCCTGATTTTACATCAGGGTCTCTTGTTAGGTAATAGAAAATTTTCTTTTCTGTGCTTGTTATTCCTGCCAATTCAAGAATATCTGCTTTAACTTCTGAACCAAGCAAACAAACATAAAAATCATCATCTTCAGCTTTTACTGCTGCGTATGCTGCTGTAATTGTTTCCACTGCTGATCCGTAAGCTGTTTGTGCTGCACTTCCGCTTGTAACGCTTGTTAAAGATCCAACATTTACTGCTGTACACTGAAAATTAGTAGTATCATCAACAACATCATCAAAAGTTATTGTGAACCCTTTTTTGTCTCCTGCCTGCGTTCCTAATAATGCAACCGTAACGCCTGTAACATTTGTACACGCTTCTATACCTGTTTCTACCGCACCCGCTACTGCATCATAAGCAATTGGATCACTTGTATCTGTTGTGTCACCATCAACATCTTTTATATCAAGTGTAAATGTTCCAGCTGTTGCGCTTGCATCAAAAGTGATTGTAATTACTGCATTATTGTCACTCAATTTCTTACCAACTTTGATAGTAGGTACAGATTTACCTAACTTACTAACCTGATCAAAAATTGCCTTCCCCATCAAGTATTCTCTATCTGTGGAAATATACCCAGCTTCTAACATCGCTGATGCACTGGAGAAAGAATCCACTCTATTTTCACTACGGATGCTTTCACTTAAAATCAGTGGTACACCAAACCCTTGCTGCGATACAACCGCTTCTCCTATTGTAATACTTACTGGTACTACATCATCAATTTTAAAGCCCATTTAAGACCTCCCTTAATTATTTGTGTCAAAATCATTACTATTAAATGTACCGCTCACACGGTCTATGTAACCTAAATTATTTATTATGTCTTTTGCATAACCAAATGTTATATCTACCACATATCTTTGTTCCCATTTGCCATCAATCACAATCGCAAGTGGAATAGGACTTGAAATTGTTCTGAAATACAAACCAGCCTCTTTTAATAGATCCAACTCATCAGCATCATATATACCATCCGTAATTAAATCTATTAAAGCCGCTGCAGTGTCGCCATAGGTACTAATTGAAACCGTAAGTAACTTTTTGATATGTTGCGTGAAAGTATCGTCACCATTGCTTGTTTGTGCGGGGTAACCCTCATTTTCACCATAGCTGAGTATATTTAATGTGGTGTACGGTAAGGCTGGACTGCTTATATTTTGCTGTGCTCTAACCACTGTTCCACTTGTTATATTTGACAGAAAAACACCTATTGCATCTTCGAAAGACTCAAACATCTAATTTCTCCGCATAACATTTGTAATGTTCAAGAAATCCTTCTCTTGTGTAATCAAATGTAGCCCATACTTCATACTGGTCACCATCTATTATTAATATGTCCTCTAGTTGCATTTGTGCCTCTGTATAAACTCTCTTATGCTCTTTATCGCGTCTGTTTTCTGGTAGTTTTTCAATCTGAAACCCGTTAAATGGTTGAATACCTGCGCTTATGTTTACATCTGCTGCAAATGTATTACCGCCCCTAATGCCTGTGTAAGCAACTCCAGTATATTCTTTTCTAACTATGATTTCATTCATGAAAAACAGTGTCATTTAGTCACCTTCTTTTTATAATCTATATCTCTAGCAAGTTGACCTGTGTCGGTTAATGGTGGTTTACCTTGCCCCTTTTTAGCTATTGTTTTAGGTGAATTTGGTTCAGACCAACTGGCCGCAGTTTTAATCCGCTTATAGATTAAATATTTGATAAATTTACCTATACTATCCATTACTTTATTTATGGTTGTTTTGCCATCAATAAATTTCTGCTCTTGCTTTTCAATAAAATTCATTATTTTACGCTTATTACTATCAACAGCCGTTCTAACAAAGGGCCGTGCTGGTTTAGATATTCCATTTGTAGTTATCCCAAATTCATTTGATATTGCAATTTCTGCTAAATCCTCAACATCACCTGTCTCTGGGTCTATATGTATTTTCTCACCCTCAAAATAGCCTATCTCAACTTCACCCGCTTTGGTTAATGCCTTTTCAAGATCTTTAAAACCTAGGTCTATATCTTTTATATTAATTACATTTCTAGCCATCAATTAAACCTCACGTACTGATATCTTTTTTTAAGCCTAAGATATTCAAGGCCGTACTTTGTGCTACCTAGGGCCATATCATTAATGTTTGGGCTTGTGTTATTTGCATATTCACGCTCAACATCACCAACACGTTCACGCTCTACTGCACCACCTGTACTACCTGAAGAACTATCAACAGAAACACTGTGTGCTACAAAATACCTTTGCAATATTTCTTGATATGCACTAGCGCAAAAATTCTCATCTATAATTAATGCAGCATCAGCAAGAATTAATGTAAATAGGTCATCACTTACAGTGCTTAATTCCGGTGCAATTAATAGCACATTTGCTTTAGTTGTATCAGCCATTATTTTTTATCCTTTTTGTATTTTTCTTCTTTTATTTCCTTTTCTTTTTTAACCTTAATGTCTTTTTTTAACTTAAGTTTATTAGATCCAAATTCGGTAATATAGGCGTCAATCTCTTCGGATCTTATAATCATTCTACCATATGCATCCCTGCTTCGATTATCCTTGTCTCCAGCTTTTATATATTTTTTACCGTCTTCATCCTCATGTATTTCGCTGTAGTTCTCAAAGTTAATATCTTCGATAGAATCCTTTGAAATTCTAAACCCCTTGGATTTTTCAACTGGTGTTTTAAGTTGTGCCTCTGATATTTCAAATATAAAGTCTGCATCGTCTTCCAACAATATAGAGAACTTTTTACCCTCTGCGTGTAGTGCTATGATATCACTTGCTTCGAAATTTTCCATTAGTATTCTAGCCATAATTAAGTCCTCTTATGTTTTACTCATCTCTTCATCCGAACCATCACTGTCAACAGCTCCGTGATCGTCAATGAAGTAGACTTTCATTACTCCACCTAGACTGTCTGTTCTAGCCAACTGAATTTGAAAGGTATCGGAGATATCACAGTCAACTGTTTTTGCTTCGCTTGCTCTAGTTAGTTGTCCCATATATTCTTCACCGTTTAAATTCGTTGCGTCAAACACATTGTCCACTCCGCTTGTTATTGTTATTGTAGTCCAACTTGGAGTCGTCAGATTAATCCCGTAACCATTTCTTACAATTCTCCACCTAACTGTTAGCTCATACGCTGTTGTATCAAGAACATCAGGTGTATGGCTTACAACTTCTTGGAACCAGTGTGCATGAAGATAGAAAGGGATTGACAAGCCAACCTTAAACTCATGGTTAATCTCAAGATTAGCTCCTACTCTATCATTTGCGTTTGAGATTGAACCGCCTGAAGCAAAATCTAGGCAATTGTTCTCATAGTCATAATCAACTTTTCCAACTTGAGATAGAAGTCTCCTTCCAAAAAGATCGCCAATCATATCTTTCCAAACTGTAGAAGTTCCGTTGTATCTTTTGCCTTGTGTTTTGTTTAATTCCACATTATTTGTTGCATCACCCGTTTTAATACCGTCAGGCGTTTCTGTAGGATCTAATAATAATTCATTTAGTTTAGACATATATACCTCAATCGAAAAATTCACTTATAGTCGTACTGTAATGCAAAAAAGTTAAATCCTTTTCCGCTTGGTCTGACTGAGTCATTAATTGTATTTCATCATTTTCATCTAGTTCCAAAACCACCGTGCCAGAAACAGCGTAAGGCTGCCCCGCATTTTTTGCGAATGTCCCCATTCTTGACGATGTGACCAAAGCGCCATTTTTGTATATAGCGCAATGAAAAGTTGTGTTTGCAACCTCTGCACTAACTGTAGCGTGCCAATCAATTTCGAAATATTGTGTCAATGCACAATCATATTTTATTCCAGGTGTGTGCGTTACCGCTGCTCTAAAGCATTCAATAGGTGAATTTACAAATGTACCCTCGATTGGGTAATATGTACCCGCCACTGTTGTTTCTGTTGCTGCTGATCCGGTTAGATAGGCAAATACACCAACTTTTAAACCTGTTACATTTCCGGCCGCATTTATATTATCAACCTCTGTATTATCCGCTAATAGTGTTTTTAATTCAGACATTTTAACTCCATACCGCGTAATTATTAGAATCAAATACATGATTCCCATTTGAATCTAATACTAAATTATCGCCATTATTTATAAAATTATGAATTGTTATTGATTGTTGACCTGTTAATGGACTACTGAATAACAACATATTCTTGTATTGAAATTCTGTTGATACATCTATAAATAGATATTCACCTTGCTCTGCTTTCATGTCGCTATAACTCTGTGCTATACCATAGGAAGTAGTCACATCATGCAGTATATGTTCTGTGTCTGCCGCCTGAACTAATGCGGCTACATTCCAAGCCTCATCGCCTGTATCATATGTTGTCGCACCTAGTATATGTTTAGTTTCACAGCCATTGTTGTATGTTCCTGCAGGGTGTTCAGATTGCTTGGTATATCCAGAAATAGAACTAACTACAGGTGTATCAGAAACATATGGAACATATACTTCTAGTAGCCCGGTTGCATCATCTGTATATCTATCACAGCCGTTTAATTCATTGTAATGAAAATAATCCTGTGTTCCCCAAGTTATGTCGGTGGGTGTTCCGTGGTTTGCGTTGCCTGAGACGTCGTAACAGGATTTTTGTAGTGGATAAGATGAGCCACAAGGAAAATTAACATCATATGCGTTAAAAGCTGCTGGAGATACAGCACCTACTCTCATTCCGATTAACATCGGCTGACTATTCCACCGATACACTAGGTAGTTAACAGGTAGAGTATTTCCAATTACAGTTGTTCCATTTATGTCTATAAACACTTTATTGCCTATAACACCATATGTAACATCATTCAATCCAGGATATATCATTGTTCCACTTGCAACATATGAATTATTACCATTTATCTTAATTTGAAATACAATTTCATTTGTAAGAATGTACATACTGAAACCATCTTGACCGGAGGAAAGACTTTTAATACCATTTTTATCAAAGATAGCAGAAAAGGCACCGGATGCCTCAACCGGATCTATTATCTGGATTGTAGAGCTCCAATCGCCCTGAACAGTGTAACCATCCAATGCACCACAACTAACATAGCTACTAGTTCCGTTAAAATCAGCACAAGCACTATCAACCAATCTAGCAGGTTCAAGTGTGGCTGTATTCTTATCTAGTGATTCTAAACCATTAGAATTAAAACCTAGACTGCTAAACGTCCAACTTAATGCACTATTTAGCAGCCTATTTAATGCGCTACTGATATGACTAAATATTGTATTTAAGTATAAAAACATTATCTACCTATGTGCGAGCATGTCGCTTGCTGTGGTTCCAGTTTTATAAACCTTAGTTACAAAAACGGGTAAAAAACGCCCATCTTCCAAATTTTTATAAGTAACCGTTTGACCGCCTAAAGTATCAACTTTTACGTCTCCACCAGTACCTATAAATAGTATAGAAGGGCTTGACAATTCGTCATCTACGGAAGAAATATCAACAGCAACCGCATTCTCACAAATAGCATGTCTTAAGACTTGATCTGCTTTATTTCCAACGCTCATTTGTCACCTCTTTTTTTTCTTTTTCTTTTCACTTTCTTTTCTTCTTTTACTTCTTCTTTTTCTTCCACTATTTCAATCTCTTTTTCAGCTTCTTTTTTAGCCTTAATTTCAGCTTTCTTTTTTTCTTCAGCTTCTTTTTTAGCCTTAAAATTTCTCATTCTGTTAAATGCAAATAATCCCATAATTTACCTCTTAAGCTTCAAAAGTTTCTACTGAAGTACCACCAGTTATTGCATAGCCCATAATTTCAATATTTGCAACAGTTAGTGTGTCAGTCTCTTTAGCTACGCCCGCTTGTGTATCTGTGGATGCACCAAAAGTAACACCTGTTGTGTCAGTGTCAACAAAACCAAAAGCAAGTGTGGCATCGTTTGCGGCCGGTGTAATTGCTGTTAGGATTGCGGAAGCATCTGCACCACTAACAGTAAAAAAGGAAGCAACATCTGCGTCTGCTGCCAAAGCTGTTCTAAGTGCAAGCCCTACATCATTAACGCCATCGCTTAAAGCAACTGGAACCACAACCGCTTTAGGGCTATTTGACATTCCTGCCGCTGTAATTGTCATTGTAATGTCACCCGCTCCAGTTGATTCGCCTGCTGTGCAAGTAATAGTTTCAATCTGTGCAGTACCACCTAACCAAGCTGCTGCATCTTTAGAGACAACTACTGTTGCTTTACCCTCTACTAGGGAAAGTGTTGTAGAAGCAATTGAAGCTGTTCCAGCGCTTGATGTGTCGGCAATGCTTAATTTTGCTGCAAAGTCTCCACTGTAATGCGTGTGCACTTCACCTGCTGCATTCTTAAGCGCTACAACCACATTTCTTGTAGATAATGCGCTTGTAGGTAAAGAGGATACTGTAGCCGGAAGGATAGACAAAACCATATCTCCAGCCATAGCCTCTTTCATCATTCTAAACTCTTTATTATGTTTACCAAGTGAAAAGGAATTTTCACTATCTAGTCTAGCCATTTTTTTTACCTCATATAAAAAAGGGTGAGCTTTAACCCACCCTTATAATTATTAAATTAATTAATTGGTTACCATTCTGACAATACCTGTGTTTTTCTTTTCGAACACTCTATCCCATCTTGCAGCGTCATCAAGCTCAGCATTGGAAGGTGAATTTCCTGCAATAGAACCTTCAATGTACTGGAATCCTGCAGGGTGAAAACAAAAGATTCTTCTGGATGCAAGAACATCGTCAGCTTGAAGGATGTCTCTATCAACTTCAGTTATAAGGTCTCCATATGATTCGCCAAAAAGAACAGAACCTGGTTTAAATAGATAAGTTACGTATTTGTAACCGCTTGTATCTCCTGCGATAACTGGCATATTGTCATTTACCACAATGGATTTACCAAGGTAAGTTCCAAAACCAATATTCTGAATATTAGTCGGTGTGAAATCAATTAGATTAAGCTGTTGTAGTCTAGTGTAAACTACAGAGTGCATAGCAAGAGCGGAAACTTTAGAGGCAGAATCACCTAGAAGAGCTGAGGCAGCAATTATAGCTTCTCCGCTCATTTTGTTAGAATCGCCTGCATTCTCGCCATCTCCTGTAGCTATATCATAAATAAGATCACTAGAATCAGCTGCTTCATTGTTAGCAAAAACACCTTTAAGCTGCGCAAGCAATACGTTTTCCATATCGTGTGCCCAATAATCAGCAATTTGAGATCCAATGGCTGCCATAGGGTCAGCACCTGCATTGATCTTAACTAGATCATTGCTAGACCATGCGTCTCCACGTTCGAGCCGTCTTGCAATCTGTTTCTCGGCTGTAATGTTATTAACGCCTAATGGAGAAGACTCTGAAAGCACATTAGAAGAAGTCTTGCCAACTATGCTTTGAAAGAAAGGCATATTGAACTGTTGTCCGCCACCTGCAACTAGTGAATTAATAACAGAATCTTGTCTAACGATTCCAGACCTAATAAAGGCCATTTTAAGACTTGTTTGTTCGATCAAATACTTGTTAAAAATCTCCGGTATGATCACATCGGATAGTGCTGTTTTAGCCATTTGTTTGTCCTCTTAAAATTATTATATTGTTTTTCCTGCTTGTTTCGCTAGGTGTCTGGCTTTTTCTGGATCTTCTCTGAAAAGCCTTCCTTGTTCTGTATAGTTTAACGTTTTTGAATCGAAAGGATTGATCACACCACTGGGATTATCTACACTCGCACCGCCCGGCGTGTGTACATTGGATTTAAGTCGTTTGATCACTTCTTCGTCAATCATTTTATCTACATTATCATTAATTATATTTACTCTACTTATTGTCTCTTCTTCGTCGGTTGTCACTTTTAAAAGCCCTTCAAGCTCTTTGTGTTTAAGTTGTTTTAAAGCCTTCTCTCTAACCATCAACAAAGCTTTTTCATTATCTGATTTAAGTATTTTTGCTTCAAGCTCCAAAACACGCTGTTCAAAAGGGTTTTTAGGTGGGTCAAGTTCAAGTTTAATTTTCTCACGTTCAGACTCAATCCTCTTTTCGAATTCCTTTTCCATACCTTTGCTTTTGAATGCTTCTACTACTTTAGATCCGTGTGAATCCAATAGTGGCTGTATAGACCTTAGCCCGTCTTCACTTACAATAAAACTAGAAAATTCATTTTTTAATAGTTCTTTTACTTCGTTACTTTCTTTGTTTTCGCTTAAAAATTCTTTGACTTGTGCAAAATCCATCTCTTACCTCAATTGTTGTTGATATTAATCCCTATGAGTGCAGAATGCCCCCAAAAGTGTTGTAATCTTATATATAATAATAAAAAAGTGCTGAAATGTCAAAAATAGCTTGACAAATACTAGTAAATATGATACTATTATTTATTTAATAGGAGGGAGTCATGATAACTACTTTAAGAGAAATTAAATCTTTCAATCCTTGTGTTTCGGGATGGAAGAAATTATGTAGAACTTTAAGAACTACAAACTTGGACACTGAAGTTTCTATACTTCAGATACTTGAAAGTAACGGTGTGCAAGATGCATTTTGGGCATTAAAAACACAAGACTACAAGGATTATTGTTTAATTCTTGCAGATATTGCAGAATCTGTTTTGCATATTTTTGAAAGTAAATGTCATGGAGACGGCAGAGTAAAGAAGGGTATTCAAGCTATTAGAGATTATAAGGAAGGTAGAATTTCTAAAGAAGAATTAAAAACCCATACCGCTACTGTTTCTCGTGCTGCCTCTGATGCTACTACTATTTCCGCTGCCGCTACTGCCGCTGCCTATACTACCGCTGATACTATTGATATTGCTGCTTATACTGCTGCTGCTAATGCTGTTAATACTGCTGCTGCTGCTGCTGCTTATGCTGCTGAAGGTAGAAGAAATCAATGGGATATTAACGAAGAAATATTAAGAAAACATTTGGAGGTTTAATGGAAAGGCAATCAATGATTACGTATTTCAAAAGTGAGGAGGCAAAAGAGTATTTTATGGACTGCCTCAAAAAGGAATTTGGGACCGCCAGCAATGGCATAAACAGTATTTTATTTGAGCGTTACGGCTCCTGGTTTATTCCAGGGTTTAGGCGCGTAGGTGTGGAGGTAAAGAATGGAAATGATATCACAAAGTAGCCCTGTTGCAAGAAAAGAGCATCAATGTATGTGGTGCTCAGGTGTGATAAAAAAAGGTGAAAAATACGAAAGAATTACTTTTAAATATGTTGACGAATTATACACATGGAAAAATCACTTAAAATGTACGAAACTATATGAAGAGTTAAATATGAGAGATAATGATGATGGCTATGGTATTGACTCTAATACTTTTTCAAATTGTGTCCACGATTTCCTTTTAAATCATTACTCATATGAGAAAATTGAAGACTTAGACTTATGTGATGAGAATGCAGTAGATGAGGCGTTAGAAATATTAAAAGAGGTAAGAAATGAAAGGTAGAGAGTGTATAAATAAGGAATGTTATGTTATCCATGATAATAAGATAAACACTGGAATTATATTATCTAATAAGTTGAAATTTAGATCGGAAGGGAATGAAGTAGAGGAGAGTGTAGAATATGGTATAGATATTATTGGGTACGGTGTTAAACATTTTGATCAAAGTAAAGTATTTTTCACTAAAGAAGACATTATAAAGGGGTTAAAAGATGTTGAAGTGTATATGGAGGGTGAAAATGAGTAAATGTAAACCAGAAGTGAAAATACCAACTGAAGCTGATATTCAGCGTTTGGTTGAAAGATATTTTATAGTGTTTTTTAAGGCAGAAACAAAAAATGGTGCTGTTGAAGGTCATTTAAATATTGAATGTAAATCATTTCCTAATTATATAGAAATTAAATCTTATATTTATGATTCCTACGAGACTGACAATTGTGCTATAACCAATATTATTGAGTTATCAAAAGAAGATTATCTTGACTGGAACTATGAAGATGAGTGATAAAAAATGTGACCTATTAAGGTACAATTTAGACTGCATAGGGAATAAATGCCCCTTTGCAGACGTATTTGAAGTTCCAATTAAAAGTAAAACCATACAGCATGAATTCTCCATCCCAGAAACTTTATTTCTTGAAAATAATCAACCTAGAATCGCACGTCATATAGCTTACATTTTAGGTGTAAAAAAAGTGGAAATTGAGAGTATAAAAAAAATAGGTTATGTATTTTATGACATTCAAAGAAGTGTAGCTATAGATGTAAAATTTAAAATTATTATACATACAACGAAATGTGTTTGCAGTTTGGAGGGTAATTAAATGAAGAGATTACAGATGGGTATAAATTTTATATTAAATGATTTACGTGAGCGGGTAAAAGCAGTAAAAAGAATTGATCCAACTGTTGTAAGTGTGATACATTACGATGGAATACTAACTGAATATTATAATTATAAAGGAGATTTAAAATACATGACTAAACCTTTATGTTATCGATCAATTGAATTGCCTCCACTATATCAAAACAAATGGGAATTGCATCAATTGAATTTAGGGGTAATTTAAATGGAACAATGGAAATCTATTGAGGGTTATGAGGGTTATTATGAAGTTTCAAACTGGGGTAGAGTCAAAAGCCTACCCCGCACCATTTTGCACCACAACGGAAGGTCACATTTTTTAATCGGTGGTATATTGAAGTTTAAAATCACAGAAAAGGGTTATTTATGGGTAAATCTTATAAAAAATGGAAAGTCAAGAAAAAACGACCTTCATAAATTAGTATCACAGGCGTTTCTTGATAACCCTAATAACTTAGCATTCATAGAGCACAAAGACGGTATATGGACAAATAATGAAGCGACAAACCTAAAGTGGATAAATTGTAAGGAAAGGAGGTAAAAATGTGTGATTATGAACCAAGTACCAAAAATAACAATAGATATATCAAATTACACAACAATATAGTTCCAATATCACAAATCTACAGTATATTCACAATAGATAGCGATGTGTATTTTGAAAGTGAGGAGGAGACTTTCCAATTTGCATTGCCTGATATAGAAATAGACTCAGATATTGTCACTACGTTTGTAAATGACATTATGAACAACATGCATGATGATTTTGCACTTTCGAGCGTGCATGATATATTATGTAGAAAATTATTCATATATTTAACTATTAATATTACAGAAGAATATGCAAACAGAATGAGCATTAATCTAATATCTTACATTAATAGTGATTTAGAATCATTAATATCTGATTGCAGTAGTATAATATGTCATAAGGATATATATGAATGCGAGGAAATACAGGATCTTACCTGTTATGAAATTAGTAAATTTGAGTATTTGGACAAGCATATAGAACCAGCAAGAATATGGACATGTTCAAAAGATACTAAATTTGCATCTATGTATAAGGATTGGATCTTATTAAAAAATATTGTAAATAATTTTGAGATTTATTATTAAATAATCGGAATAGTCTTGTTGTTAAAATCTTTATATTTTTGAAATGAACTTATAGTTTCTCCCTCAATTTCTCCAAAGTTCCATAGTCTCATTATATCATTATCACTCTTTAAGGGTATTAAATCACATTTACAACCTGGGTACTCTATTGGTGGTGTGTAATAAGCCTGTTCAGGTGTACCTATAGTGAATACATGACCATTTACATGTATTTTCGTCCAATGCCAGTGATCGCTGGGTACAGACACAACTTGAAGTTTTTTAAAGCCTGAATCTTTATAAGCTTCAATACAAGACGTAAAATACGAATGTGTTGTTTCAGAGTATAACAACCTACTCGCATGACGTTTACTCACACCCATTCTATCAGCTATATCACCCGCCATTTTACCCAATGGTTGCCCTTGTAAAAACCCGCGTGTTGTTACTTCTTTTAACGTACTGGCTAACTTTTCTTTATTAGCCCATATACGTTCTGAAAAAGTTTTACCACTCCAAGGGTAATTTATCATCTTATCAATAGTTCTTTTTTTTATGTCACTGTTAATGTTGTATTTAAAATTCAACCCTCTAACCACATCGAATTGAGTTAAAACATAGGCGCTTAAAATTACATCTCTTAAGAAACTATCATAATTTTCATCTTGTGCTTGGAATACTTTATGTATGCTATATTCTTGATCTAAATCAAGATCATTCTTCCTGAATTGTTTCTTGTTGTTTATGTATTTACCTAACCTGATTTTAAATCCCTCATCGCTAGTGTTAATTATTTTATCTCTTACTTTTTCAGCTTTTCTTTGGAATGATCTTCTTTCCTGTCTGCTCATCAATTGAAAAGCGTCATTTTGTGTAATTACAATTGTGTTTCCTTTTACAGTTCCATACTTACCATAAAAAGCATCAAGTTTCTCTTTCATCTCTAGCAAACTGTTTTTGTATTCATTCTGGATATATCTAAAATCAGATGCAGCGGCTTTTTGAAATAAACTACTCCTTGCCTTAGATCGTTTTAACCAATATTCTTGCGGTTTTACTTCTAGTACCATGTTTTACACCTAATTATCAAAATAAAATATAATTCTAACGTTTTCAGGATCGCCAAGGGCTTTTATATCGTCAACATCTTCAAAAAAACATTCGCCTAAAAATTCTTCATATGTTTCTTTTTTAGTTGCCATACTATTATAATTAAAATCCAATAATTCTTTCAATGTTAAAAAACTATAAGAGTGATAGTCTAAATCTTCAAGAATATCTTCATATAAGGTTACAGGTGTCTCCTCGCCAAAATAATTATCGACATGTTCACAATTTAAATATTCACTATCACACGGCAGACCTCTCAGTTTAGATATAGGTGCTATAACATATGAATTTCTAACACCTGCTAAAAAGGCAAATGTCTTGTAATTCCGTACCTCAAAAGGGGAATCCTTGAGAGACCCATCCCAATATGTAAATATTTTATTATCATTAACTATCCACTTGCCGTTTTTCTTTACTTCTGTAATTAAATGTATATCACAACCCAATTAATTCTCCATTTCAGATATTATTATAAAATCTTTCTCTAGGCCAGCCACATAAACAACATAGCCTAGAGTATAATTAAGAAATCTATTTGTCTTCTCTATTTTCACTTGGTTCTCTTTGCTCAAAATCATCTCCATCGACTACTTCTTCTTCCAACTCTTTATTTTTCTGCTCAATTTCCGCATCGGGATCATTGATAAAAGATGCCTGAGAAAATATAGTTTTTTTGCTGAATCCTGCAGCACCAAGTTTGACAAGTTTTTCAGCTTCTTCCACATCATTCAAAGGAGTATCTAAAGTAAATTTAATGGATACTTTTTTCCAGTCAAAGTCATTTATACTAAGTGCATTCCAATATGAACCAAGTGCTTTTAGAAGTCCCTGTAATGTCTGGTCTAAATGCATAATTAATGCCTTAGCCTTGTTCTCAAGAGGTTTAATTCTTGTCTTAATTGCTAAGTTTGTAGCTTTGCCATATACCTCTGGGTCTGCATAATTTAAGTGACCTGTAAACCGTTCAATATTTTTTTCAAGTTGTTTAAGTATAAACTCAGTATCTTCATACTTAATATCCTTAGTTATATATTCAGCTTTGGAACCTTCTTCAAGATATAACATCCTAAGTTCTTTGATTCTTTTTGGTGCCATGTCATCGTCATCATTATCATTTTCATTTTTCATTACATAGCCATATAGGGCAAGTATAGCATGCCTAAAACCTGTCATCTCATTACCAAAATCTGATAACATGCGGTTGTAAGCATCGATTAAAGATATCACTTTGTAAAAGGATGGTTTGCGCTCTTCATTGTTTTTAAGCTCGAGAAATGGAACACCTGGGACCGGGTCTGGTTGGTCTCTTTCTTTTTTTAATTGGTTCTCTGAAATACCGCTAAGAAAATAAATCTTTTCACCATCATAAAATTCGCCTTTATATATTGTTTCTGTTTCAACAGTACTACCAGTAGTAACAACAGCGTCAGTATTTCTAATTACATCTTCAGACCAGTATAATAATGCACCTGTGATAGTCTCTTTTAGGTCGTCCCATTCAAGAATGTATTTGTCTGGCATGACAACACGAGTTTTTAGCATTGGGTTTTCATCACTATCTTTACCGTTATAAATTAATAGTCCACCGGAACCAACCGCACCCGCTGTTATAGTTAAATTTCTTAATTTAAGTAGAAACCCATCTTCCTTAATCCAATTGTTTAACAACTCCTGATTACGGTCTCTGCTTTCCTCATTATCTGAATCAATATACTCAAACATCACTGGGTTAGCTAGCGCATAATTAACCCTGTTATCAACTATTTCAGAATCATACGCATTGATTAAGCGCTGATCCTCATCAATATTGGAATCATTTTCCTCCAGATATTTAGGCGTGTCAGCTAGTGTAATTGGTAGACTGTCAGTGGTATACCTATTGTACCAAATACCCACATCATACTCTACACCCGAATTGTTATTAATCAATTTTTCAACTCTTTTTTCTATGTCAATTGACATGCTACCTCCTATATATTTAGTTTATTAATTGTTTCTATAAATAATTGTTGCCTATATTCTCTGGGCTTATTTTCTGGAGGGGGAAAGAATGCAATGTCAAGGTGTATTACTGCCTCCTGTAATATTTTTAAATTCTCCTCAGCTTTCTTAATTTTCATTAAATCCATTAAGTCCATTTTTTATCCCTCCAATAATTCTCCATCCTCGTGAATGTTGCCCTGGATCTTGCCTATATCGCCTTCCCTACCTGCTTCATAGAGATCAAAAAAAGGAAACTCCATCTCGACATTCCCTTCTCCAGCTAAATAAACAATATCCCCCTCAAAGATCTTCACGCCGTTCTTGTCTTTAAGGCCGGTGTATTGACTTACTGTTTCGGAGTCAACTTCGAAAAGACGAAACCTCTCTTTGAGTATATAGTGTTTTCTTTCTGGAACGTCATCATAGTTTTGAGAATTATATTCTATGTCGAAATCAAAATGATACGACCCATAAACCCACTCGCCGTTGTCAACCCTTCTCCCTCTAAACTTATTCTCTCTCATTCTCTCCTCCTAAATTAATACACCAATACAGCACCATATTATAACTAAATTATTTAAAAATGTCAAGTAATTATTTGTCTAACTGCCCTTTTTTATTGTAAGTAGTCTGAATCCTACTAGGCAATTTAACCATTTTAGATACTATATTTTTCTTCCTACACTCGATACAAAATAAGTAGATACCCTGATTGATACCCACTTTGTAATCTTCCACTACATGCCCGCATTGTCTGCATATTAAATCGAAATATGGCATTTCATCACCCCCTTAATTTTTTTAAATCTTCTTCTAATCGCATATGAAAAGTATCTTCACCATCATCGCCACTGACTAACCAATCGATACGCTGTGCATAAACGTGAGCTTCCTTTAACAACTTAATAGCATACTTAAATTCTCTCAATGTTCCTTCATGGTAGCTGAAATGCTCTTCTTTATTTTCGGCTATAATTTGCTCAATCTCATCAGCTATGTGTTGGATATTATACTGCTTATACTCGAAATGTCCACCACTCACTTAAACCTCCTTACTGGTATATGTTTTTGTAACCTCTATTCTAACCTCAAAAACCTCACTACAGTGCATGCACCTCTTGACGACACTAATATCATCGCTAGTGCGTATATGCTCATTCATTTTGTTACAATAAGGGCATTTTGGATATTTCTGTCTATTTAAACTCACTTAATCCTCCTCTACAAAAAAAGATGAAATAAACCATAAATGAGAAATCAAACAAAAAACACATCTCACATTCCCATCTGATAACCCCGCTAAAACACCTATAGCTACTCCCGCTAAAATCATAACAATACTTTTACTCATCAAGAATTACCTCCAAATATATCACCAAACACATCTTTAAAATTAGACAATCTTCTAATGTTGCCTTTCATATCTATTTCATACTCATTATCACAACTGGTACATAAATACTTATATTTACTCATTCCAGTTGCTTTTTCGTATTTTAATTCTTTGCCACAATTAGGACATTTCATTATTTAACCTCTCTTATAAATATCTCAAAAACTATACGTTTATCTGCTTTTTTTCTAGAATATGAGATAAGATCTTCAAACGCCATATAATTTTTCAGGCCAGTATCACAGCTCACAAATCTTATATCAACTTTTCGTAATTCAAGCGTATTTTCACAATAACATGTTCCTGAATCGCCTCCAACTTGAGGCTTTTTACCATATCTATCTTCACACCACTCATATTCATCAGTACAATTATAAACATCAATCAATTCAGTCGATTCATGTGTTTTTTTTATATATACCATTTAATCCTCCTCTAGCATTTGATCTTCATACAAATCATCAAGTATCTTCTCTAACCTATCCCTAATCTCTGGGCAGTCAGTTCTATTAATTTCTAGCTTAATAAACGCAATTTGAGCGTTAATATCTTTTAGTTTTCTCATCATTCCACCTCCTTTGCATCCACCTTCAGTTTTTTTAATATATCATTTGATCCATGATAAATGAGGTCTGAATATTCGCCAAACATGTATACATTATTAGCGTATTCTCTGAACTGAATTAATGTATCTATAACATTGTCTATATCATCATCTGTTAGGTTAATTTTATATTTACCATCACTACGCATCACCTTTCACCTCCTTTGACTCTCTAACAAGTCTTAACATTTCAAGTGCACCAGCAACATACATATCTCTGCATAGATCAGACTCATAGCATCCTTTAAAATGCCTATCTGCTAAGTTTTGAATCTGCCTTGTCAATTGTGCCATGTTCACTTTTTCTTTTAACTTAATCACACTCAACCTCCCTTGCATCAACCGCAAGCCCTTGCTCAATCCAGCCTCTTTGGTCAATGCCTATGCTGTCTAGGTAATCAATTATTTTAACTTCAGAGTAAGTTGGTTTCTTGCCTGATAAGAAATCTAATTGATCTTCTGTAAGTTCATCTAAAATTTTATGATATTTTTCAAATTCCTCCTCTGTCATATCCTCAATACTTCTGAGAATAGGTTTACAATAGTCTGAATGAATAGTGCATAATAGTCTGTTCCTGCTTTCAAATTTAGGTAAAAAGCCAATAAAACACGAATTATCACTCGCTTTTTCAATAGATTCAACAGTGCATATACAGCCATCCCATTCATCATTCATAATATAACAATCACCACCTATCATCCTCCCCCAATCATGCACACTCAATTTCTTCATCTACCCCTCCAATTTATTAAAAAAATCTGTAATAACTCTATCATTAATTTTCTTCTGCTTCTCTTCAGCTTCAAAATCACCGTAAATATACGCTTGTTCCAGTGCCATGTCAACAACGTCATCACAGAACAAATCATCATCATTAAGCACTCTGTTAGTGAATTCATTATCATTACCAATTGTGTTCAAAACTAAATCTTTAATTAATGGCAGGTAGATGGCTCTATTCTGTGTTCTAAGTATCTTGCACGCATCTACGCCAAGTGTGTCGAATACGTTTTTTATTGTAAAACTCTCATTAAAATATTTAAGATTAAGATTTTTTCTTATTTTTTCAATCTTTAATTTATCAATAACAATAGTTTTTAGCTTTTCTAATGTTATTTTTTTCATTTTATTATTCCTAATCTGCACTTTCAAAGTAGCCTCTAAAGCCTTCTTTTTAGCTAACTCTTTTGTTTTTACTATCTCTCTCTCACGCTTAATATTGATCTTTTTTAATGCTTTGATATCATATTCAGGCTTAAACATCTCATTACGCATTAAACTGTGTATATTTTCAACACAATCTACACACATAAACACACTGGATATACTAGCAATTTTCATTTTTATTTTGCAAGCCTTTTCTTTCTTTTTTAATAATTTCTTGCCGCAGCACCTGCATACCGCGTCTCCGGTGGTGGGAGCTGAAAAACTAACTTCTTTCATTACCACCTCCAAACGCTACTATCAATAAATAAATGAAACCAAATAAGAGAAGAACAAACGGTCCTTCCTTTCCAGGCTTATCACTCATTTCAACCATAACTCCCGCTGATAACAACAGGAATATAAAAAAACAATACTTAATCATAATTCTCTCCTTTCAAACAATTAACTCCTAATTACTATTGTATGTAAAAATTGACGAATGTCAAGTAGTTTTTAAAACTTTCTCATATTTCTCAACAGCTTCTACTAATTTCTCTAAGTCATTCTCTAGAAATTCTATCCTATCCATAGTAAAGCCTATCAACCGCATGATTCTATCATAGTTTTCATTATTTACTATCATTATCACACACTATATATTTTAGGTTTTTTTAGGCTCATTGGTAGCAATTCAGGGATAAGTACCACTTTACCATCATCATAAATATCTATTATTATGAAACCATAATTAGTGGTTCCCTCGCACTTTCTTTTACCGAAATTAGAGTTAAATTCCAGTGCTGGAGTAACTACTGCTAATTGACCATTTAAGCGTGTTTCTGTGAAGTAATGAACGTGCGAACGTATGAATATATCTGCCCTTTTCCTACCTGTGTAGAGTGCATTTAAATCATCTAGAACCATGGATTTTTGAATAGGAGTGGCTTTTCCGTATGGAACACTGGTTCCGCCGATATGATGTCTCGCATTTATAAGTTTACCGTTAACCTCTAAAAATAATTGGTCCTCTATTGCACCACCTATATTTTCAGCTAGTATTTTCTCAAAATCTTCCGCCTTACCAGTGTGATATGCTGAACCGTATGTAAAATAATTATTATCACAACCAATAAAATTAATTATCTCTTCCGCCATTTTTACTTGATGCACTCTGTCTGATGAAATTAACTCAATACCGGAATTGATCTTACCTGCACCATCGATCATATCACCGTTTCCGATCAACACATCGAATTCTTTTTCGCTCCTGCTTTCTTTTATCTTGTTAGTAAACCAATCCCACGTGAGACGCTGCACTTTAGCCGCTGCAGCAAATTCTTTATTATCTAGATTATAATGCCAAGATGGAGGCGTTAATCCGTATCTATGACCACAATGCATATCAGACAAAACTAAAACTCTTTTACGACCATTCTTTTTTGGTACAGAATACTTAATCTCAATATTATCATCTCTTTCAATCTTAGGCTCAACCATAGCCTTGTGTTCTAGCCTAACATACCTTTCAAACGTGCTAGATGTCAAATCAGGATACAATTTAACATAGCCATCATACTTGTTTCGAACCTCCTTTTTAGTTAGTGTTAATAAGTCTTTTTTGATGCTCTCCCTTAATCCTACAAACTTCATGCAAAACCTCTCCCTAAATTAACAAAGTAACAGCCTAATATTATACATACACATTAGACTTTGTCAAGACCTTTTTTACCGTGGATCTCAAAATAGAGCAGAAATATACAATTTGAAAGTGA